GATTAACCATAATCGCTTTCCTCTTGTTGTTTAAAATTTATTTCCAAGACCTTCTGCCTCGTTGACCTCTTTTAGGTCCACTCATAATTGGAGCGGAAGGTCTAAAATTATTATTTTTATTTTTTATAGATTCCATTATACTAGATTGTTCTTCATTTTTGAAAGACTCACTCCTAGATTTTCTTTGAAAACTTTGCTCTCTTTCTTCCCATATTCCTTCACCGTACATTTTCTCTTTAATTTCTTTATCTTGGTCAGGAGAACCGTTTCCTCTCATAATTTTTAATATATTAAAAGCTCTAGGTACTCTAGCTCTTTCAATTCCATTTTTTACCATACCAACCTCTTCGTCAGTATCAATCCATTTATTGTTTTGTTCTCTTGGCAAGAATTCTGGAACACTAATATCTGACATACCATTATTAGAGTATATTGAAGTTTCTAAAGTTAAACCTGCTAAAGCTAACATCATTGCATCAAGTCTATGGTCTCCTATATGAGTATTTTCCATCCCATAGACGGGTTTATTATTTTGGGAATTCCTTCTAAGTACTACATAGTTCATCATTTGCTTAGGTAATATATCTTCATCTGAAGGAAGTATCATCTTCCCATCTTCGAATATTCTAATTGCATTTTCAACAAGAAAATGCTTACCAGATTTTTTTACAAGTGTATGGTCTACTGGATCTCTAATCTCAAGGGTCCTTGAAAAGTTAAATGAAACTAATCTGTCATTTAATTTTGCTGTTTCGATATCCATTGGAGTTGGATTGTCTTTCATTCTCATTTTGTGAGAAAAAAGTTTTAAATCTTCTAGTATGGTATGACCGTACCCTTCATCAGCATAAATATAATCCGGCTTCCATTTGAAGTTGAGTCTTATTACTTCTTCCATCCAACGTTTTGCAGAGTATTGTGTCGCTTCAACATTTACCGCATCCAAAGCTACCCACATTCCAGTAGCTGGCGAATACCCTATTACATAGAATTCCGTCCCAGCATTTTTATTCCAGTCAATGCCGATACATTTAATCATATCGTGTCTATCTGTTATACCAATTCTAACTAACCCGCCACCTCTATGGGTTTCTTCATAAAGGTAATCTCTCTTAGCATTAAATATCCAAGATGGCTTGAACACTCCAAAGGATCCTTCGATAAACTCAGCCATATACTCTGCTCTAAAGCCTTCTTCAGTATTTTCTCTTAAAAGCTCATCTTTGATATTTCCCCAGTGTGGCAGAACTGAAGAAGGATAATAATCTTCTTTGTAGTCTGGTCTTTCTAAACACCAGTGAAAAAACTTTCCTCTTTTACCAATTGGAGTTGAAGTAGCAATTAATCGTACGCCAGGCTTAGTAAGAAGAATTGGAGTTATAACTTTATCTAAGATATCTTCTGGAATCATGTCCATCTCATCCATATAGATTACATCTGCAGATTGACCACGAATAGTACCACCTCCAGATCCATCGCCTTTTACTCCTAAGCCGGATACGAATCCTCTAATAGAAGCTCCATTTTTAAACTCCATCTTATACATTGGAGTCTTAATATATAGGCTGTCTCCTGTTCCAGTTTCAACTTGTTCAGCTAGTTCAATATTTCTTTTAATTAACATCTCTATTTCATTAAATATATTTGTTAATTGAGCTTGATATGGCGTGACTATCATAATTGAAGGTCCTGCTATTAGTCTATCTCCAGAAGAATTAAATCCTCTATCAATTAACAAATTGAAAGCGTAATAAGTAAGTTTGAGCGCCATAATAAAAGTTTTACCAGAGCGTCGTCCTTCCCTAATTACATTTCTGTAAGCTGAGCATCTTAGCTGTTCTTTTTGATAATTTCTTATACACCAGTTGTCATTGCTATCGTCAAATCCAAACATTAGCTCTGCCCAAGCTACTGGATCTACAGTAGATAACATTAGTTTTTTTGCTCTCTCATAATCTATGTCAGTTTTATCTACTATCTCTTTTATTTTTTTTCCTGATCCTTTCGGTAACCCTTTAGGAATATACTCGCATGCCACTTTAAATTCAGCATCTCTTCCCATCAAGTTCTTATACTTCTCTATTTGTCTTATTTGGCAATTGATACATGTTCTATGAACATCAGTTCTTATTCCATACTTTTCCTGATATTCTCTCACTGTTTCTTCTGATAGTTCAGCTTCTGGATTCTGATGTTGAATACCAAATTCATTTTTCAAATACAATTCTTTACTCATTAAAAATAACTCCTATTCATATGCGTCATAGTAGCTTCCATTCCTAAGGCGCTTCTAGCATTTAGATGAGATTTACGCATCGACTCAAATGCTCTACCTCTGCTAGTTACAGCATTTTGAGTAAAGAATGCTGCTGTGCTTCCTGCAGTATCAATTCTATCGCGCATCTTCCCTCTTTTGTATCCCTGTTTTATGACATGACCGATTGAGCTTACTGCAGTCTCTCCCATTTTTTTAGCTGCTAGACCACCTAAAATCATTGCGCCTGTACTTATTGGATTGGTTGCAAATCTAGCCATAGCTTTCCCACCTAAAGCAGCTCCTACAAAACCGCCAGGTACTCCCGCTACTTGACTACCTAATTCGTACCCCGCAAAAGCTCCAAGACCAACTCCAATAGACCCCATCATTCCTAGCCTAGTAGTCACTGTAACGGCTCCAGACTTATCCATTACTCTTGAAATTCTTTCACCTTCAATTACTCTCGCTGTAGCAATATCTAAAAAATAAGCATCCATCGCTCCAGCGAATCCGTTTTCTTTGTAGCCTCCAACTATGAAAGCTCCAGACATAATAGGCCCAAAAGCTGCCATTGCTGTTGCAACTTTTCCAGTTGGAGCAAGTTCAGAAAGCATTATATCTTTACCATTTAGCTTTCCTGATATTTTAGATAGGTCAACCGCTTTAGTAGTTCCTATTCCTCCGCTTCCACTTCCTGTGTAACCTTGACCAGCAAAATCATAAGCATAGTTCCCTTTTAAATTATAAGTCAAGACATCGCCTGAACGAAACCCGGCAACAGATCCCATACCAAGCATAAATCTATGACCTTGATCGAAGCTTACTGGATCAAGCTGTGACATCCCGCCTACAGTTGCCATTCCTATTAAAGTTCCTAACATATTTACATCCTATGATGACCTATTGGCGATTGATTCAATTGTCTCAATCCGCTTTTCTGCATTTCTTGCATTGCTAACTGCCTTCTATATTTTGTTTCTCTTTCTGTATTAAATCTATCAAACACATTATACTTTCTTTTATTATAGACACTAGTGCTTGTGCCAGTAGTATCTAGTGATAACTTTTTATCTAGCTTATCGTATCCATTCTTTCTAGAAAGTCTATCAAATTTAGAACTCTCTCTCTTTTTTATTAATACTGAATTGTCATAAGCAAGTTGCTCTATATACGCTTTATGCGGACTGTTAGGCTTACCAAATGTAATTGGATCTTTATATTCTCCAGCCAACGTTGTAGTCGCTTCAGCAATCCTATTTGCTTCCATAGCCATTGTTGGGCTATAAAATCCTTGTTGATCTGCCGCATGCATTATTGAGTAAATAGACATAAGCTTAGAATTTTCTGAAACTTTATCTATATTTACCATTGTATTGAATGTTACTGACTGTTTGCTTTTCTTTTCAAACTCAATCAATGGTTTAAAATATGGTTCAGAATATATCCCGGATTCGTTCTTTTCTGCTAATTTAGATTGCTTTGAATATACAGATCTATCGTACTGCGGCGCTACTCCTCCTCCTTCGAAATCAAGAAATTTTACATCTCCACTTTTAAGCAAATCTAATTGAACATTTCTACCATTTACAAAAAGAGAACCAACCTGTCGACCATAAGTTACATTGGTTGGATCAATTAACAGCTCCATTTTCTGACCGCTATTCATAATAGCATTCAATCTTCCTAAAGCTCTATTGGCAAGAGGCATTCCTTTCTTATCGCCATGCTGAGTCTCGGGAGCATCAATACCAGCTAAACGAATACTTATGGAATCCTGGTTGTCCATTCCAAAAAATCCGGCTATATTATAATTTGAGCTTTTCTTTTGCAAAACAATTGTATCCGCATCGCTTGCGCTTACTTTATATTTTGAAAGGTCAACTTTGAATAGCTGCATATCAGCCATGCCAGAATATTCTGATCCTGAAACAAATTGTCCCTGACTTGCAAACTTATGCCCGCTAGCCATGAGTTGACTACTAAGAGTTATTGAATTCAGAAAAGATCTAAAGCTATATTCTGGATCTTTTATGCTCATTGAATTATTCAATATGCTACCAATCGCTCCTTCTTCAGAAAAATGAACATGAGCAAATTGTTGCATCTCATACATCTTTCTTTCTCTTAAAAGGTCTTGTTGCTCTTGTACATATTGAGAATAAATTGGTCCTTGATATGGAGACCCAAAGTCAGTCTTCTGCTTTCTTTGAACTGCAGCCATGCCTCTTTCAGAGAAACCAGAATTCTCTCTTTCGTCATATTGCTCAAGTCCATGAAACTGAGAATTAGCAGCGAACCATCTATCGTAGTTCATCGTTCTTAGTGTTTCAGCACCGCCTCTCTGCTGCTTTTGACCGCCAAGCATATTACCAATCATGCCTAGCATACCAACAGTTCCCATTGCAGCGACCATTATACCAGCAGTTTTTCCAGCTTTAAAATCGATGTGCTTCCAATTCATATGCCTTGATATGAATGAATCTTTTTGCAAATAGCTATTCTTTAGTCCTTTGATATAACTATTCATTGATTCCGGAGATAGACTAGTCACTTCTTTGTTTGCTATTCTTTGAGCAAGATTTTCAAATTCTTTATTTATGTAATCTCTTTTAAAATTTTCTGCTCTTTTAAAATCTCCAGCACTAAGCTTATCGTAATCTGCAGTAAAACTAAATTTCTCACTAGCTTGATCAAAAGATATTAATGGTGTTTTCTGTCCTTCATTTACGGAATTCATAAACAGTTGAACGCCTTTTGCCAAATCTGCGTTAGCGTATGCAGACTGCTTCTTTATATGCTGAAATACTTCGTCTAAGCTTCCTAGCTCTACTCTTTCTCCAGGCTTGACAGATGCTACATTTATTATCTTTCCTTCTGCAGTAAGTCTTTCTCTAGGAGGTCCCATCTTGAAGGCTCCTGAAGTTTCAGGAGAGACTCCCAGCTTTTTTAAATTTTCAGCTGCTCTAGAAAGACGTGTAGCTATATTAGCTTCTTCAAGAAACGGCGTAGCCTCTTTTTTAATTTGCGAAAGTACTAAAGCCTTATATAGCGATCCTTGTTTCTTTTCTGCTTGCCTTATTAGCTCCCGCCCTCTATCAGTCATATTTGCTACTTCTGATAATGCTTCAGTCTGAGATAGCGCGGAGCGCGTAACGGCGGATTGAGAAAGTACGTCATACGCCCCGACGTGTAACTCTTTTCTTGTTAATGCTCCCGTAATATTTTCTGAAAAACCATATAGTCTTTGGGCCACATCAACAGAGAGTATATTTGCTACTCCTGCTTGTTTTAGTCCAATACTCTTCTCAAAAGAACTTTGAATTCTAGTTAAATCTAAAATATCTGAAACTCTAGCCTTCTTTCCACTAGCCATTTCTTCTATCATGGGTCTGAATAGTCCTTGATAGTCTCCAGTAATTTGCGCCATAGCTCTGGCTTGATTAACTTTTACTCCTGATATCGGCATAATATCTGTAGTGCCAACTGGAGTTTCAGCTAAAATAGATCTTATTCCAGATATCTTTTTCTTTTCTGCTGCGGCTTGTCCAGAAGTAATTTCTCCTGCCACAAGCCTTCTTTGTACATCTTGTTCTGCTACAGCAATTAGGGAACCAATTTGCTTTGATTCAAACTGAGAGTTAGCTATTTGAACTGATTTGTCTTTAATTAATTCGCTTACTTCATCAATTAGTTGGCTTGTAGTTACATCATGTACTTTTAATATTAAGCTTTTATTTCCAGAGTAAGCTGCAAGCTCTCCTCTCAGTTTACCTATTACTCCTCTATCAAAGCCTTCCGCAGCTCTTCTTTGTCTTCCAGGAACAAACTGTTCCCGAATCATATTACCTACTTCAGATTCAGCATACGCTCTTTGAATGAATGGAGATCCTTCTGCTATTGCTTTTTGAAAAAATCTATCTCCACTCTTAGTAGTTAAAGCTTTGTGAGTTATATCTTGTACTGCAGCTAAGACTTTCTTAAAGTCTTTCTTTGACATCTCATTGATGCCTTTAACAGAAAGATCTGGCGCTGGTCCTTTCTTAAATTTACTTTTGATAGCAGTAGCAAATTCGCCCTGACCTTGAATTAAATCATCCATTAAGGTCTGAAAAACAAGAGTATCTAATTTAGAGACCGCTCTCGGTATAGGCTTACCCTTAATCTTAGCTTCCAGTTCAAGCTCTCTTGCTCTTCTAAGTGCAGGATGCTCTACGACTACATCTAGCACACTAGTTCTAAGATTTGATACATCCTGCATCTTTATAGATGCTTCTGTAACGGTAAGGTTTGGTGCAACTCTAAACTGATTTACAGTATTAGTGTTTGGATCAAATATAGAAAGTTCTACAATAGAAGAACCCTTGGAGATACCAAGGGTTTCAATATCTAAAGATACTTCTTGCTTGAGTACTCTGCTAATAAGGTCTAAATTTGTTTCCCTGCTACTAGCAGCTTTTTTCGATGCCATTAAAACCTCTAGTCATCTAATAAGATATCATCATCATCTACGTCTTCTACGATCTCTTCTATATCCATCTTACCAATTACTTCTCTAAGCTTTTGAATCTCGGCAAGTATTTTACTTTCGTTTTGATTTCCACCGACTCTTAACATCCACTCAGCTTTTGCCTTGCGAGTTTCCATAAGTTTATCTAACCACTTCTCTCTTCTTTTTTCTAACTTGTCCACTACTTCTAAAGCGGGATGAAGCTTTGCTTGCTCTGCCACGTCTCCATTCTCATTAAAGCCTATAATGTCGACTCTCATGAAATCTTTACCTTGCCCTGACTTATCACCTACCGACATGATCATAAGGGCGCGATTTTTATACAAGTCTATAACTGCTAGTTCGTTTGCAATAGAAGTCTCTACGGGATTACTTATATCTATATTCAAATGCTGATAGTACTCTATGAGCTTTTGTTTCATATAGAACTTTTCTAAAACACATTGATTCCCAATTGGATAATGGCGCGCTTCTCCATAGATAAGTTCTCCTTCAGAATCTCTTTCTGGAATTGGACACTTTTCTATAAAAGGGCACTTCTCTGGACCAGCACACATAATAGGAGCCACAGTATGTAATCCAAATTTTGTAGCATTAACAGAGTTAATTAAACGCTCTTTCTTTTTTTCTGGAAGTCTCTCTATATAAGAGTCATAGTCTGCTTCTACTTCCATTAGTTTTGATAAAGCTGCTTCTGTTTCTAACTTTGAGTCTATCTTAAGGATTGGGTTTTTCTTTGTCATTCATATACTCTTCTATATACTTTTCTTTAAATAACTTAGTTAAATATTCTATTCTATCTAAGTTTTCTAAAAATTTTTCATGCTCTTGAGGAAGCATCTTAATCAGCATCTTAGCATAAGAACACTCTAAGCCTTTAGAGGAAGTGTCTACTAATTTAGAATACCTATAAACGTGACTCGATTGCAAGTTTTTAAGTTCTTGATCTAATAAGCGAATACTTTTTGAATAATTGTATAGTTCTTCTTCAGTCATTGTGTTGCGCGCTCCTTTTTAAAAAATAGTGCAATATAGTATTTTATAACATTTTTAATTAAAATTTTCTATAAGGAAGGGAAAGAGTTTATAAAAAATTTTAAAATCGCTATATGGAAATAAAAATTTTGTTTTAAAAAAATTTTAAACTCTCATTTTTTTAAAATCCAAAAAGATAAAGTTGAGGGGGACGGGGGTCTAAATTCCGAGTAAAAGCGAGAAATAAGAAATAACTAAAATGTAAATAGGCTAAAGCAATACCTAGATATATATAAAATATACGTAAATCTATAGGTAATAGTAGGATTGAAATATATATAAAATATGTACCAGGTATATATTATTGATTCTATTTCAACGGTATAGTTGTTAGCCCACTCGGGTTCAATAACTATGCTTTTTTTATTTTTCTCCTTTTAGCGGAAATGGCTAACGGACTCGGTCTTTCCCGTCTAAGGACGTTACAGAGTCTATTTTAACCGTTCAACTTTGGAGAACACAATCATGCCTAAAATCGTGATT